ATTAAGACAAGTTGAATTGTGAGTTGCCATATCATTCCAGCTGGAACCATTTGCAATTCCCCTTGATAGTTCCGCATTGATGGACTTCTTCAGATATTTTGTGTCTTCACCAAGCCTTGAATAAAGACCTTCGGAAATCTTGGAATTGGTGTTGATTGCCCTTTGCACCTGTTTTTGGTCAATAGGTGTCACCAGCGGAATTCCCTGACCATGAAGGTCATACATTGCCCCCACATACCCCGATTGATAGCACTTGGACATATAATCAGAAAGACCTGTATAACTGTTTGATTGAAGGTCTTTCAGGACACCATCAATCTGTTTCTTCAAAGTTTCCTGATACTTCTTCTGATAGATGATGGATTGAAGATTTTCCATGTCCTTCCTTGATGACAGTTCAGCAATCTTCTGTGCACAATCTTTGGATGCCTGTGAATAGATTCTTTTCAGCTTCTTCAGTTCTTTTTCTTCTTCCGTCAATTGACTTTTGATGACTTCCTTCTGTCGCTTGTTCAAGTTACATCACCACCTTTGCGAACTTCCTTCTTCCATCCAATACAATGACAGGTGATGCTGTTGATGATGGTTTACAACCAACCAATTCAGCATACTGTTCATAGTTCAATGTTGCCCCAACATTGACAAACAATCTTTCCTTCTTTCTGATGCATGATTGACCATAATCAATTTCAAAATAGGCATCCTTGAATGTGATAGGACTATGTGTGTGACCTGTGACTACTATGTCACAGTTTGGGATGATTTCACCCCTTTTTTGAAGACCATTTGCTTTGCTTCCAACCAACTTTCCACCTTGCCCCATACCATGTGAGAACATACAGGTGTAACACACTTTTTTGTGATGCCTTGAACCACCCAAATCACCAAACCTGATGAACAGAAGACAGGATACATAATCATATCTATCCAAAAGGTTCAGTTCTGAACAGAATCTTTCCATCAGGTCAATCCCTGTCTTCTTGTATGTTCTCATTTCATGATTTCCACAACAGACCCCAAGAATCTTTCCAGCATCCGCAAGTGGTCTGAACAATCTGATTGCTGTGTTCAACTGTTCTGTTGGTGATGCTGGTGATTCAAACAAATCCGCTTCAGCCACAGAACCAACAATGCTATTGTTCAACAGGTCACCACCAAGGATGCAAAAGGTGTCAGGATTCTTCAGCACCCTGTCAATCCGTTCATGAATCAAAGACACATCACACTTTGGTGACCCAATATGAAGGTCAAAGAATGATTCCAGCTTCAATTCCGTCAAGTCAGATGACAGGTCAATCTTAATTGGTTTCATTGTCACCTTCTTCCTGTGGGTCACCTTCGTCATCCGCTGGTTCATCAGCATCATCTTCAGGTGTCACGTTTGCAAGTGTGGTCTGTGCCTGTGAATTGCTTGCTTCGTCATCTTCAGGCAATTTGTCTTTGATGTCGTTATAGTCAATATCAAGACAATCGCAAATCAGCTGGATGATTGTTTCATCATCAATGACGGAAGTTAATGACAGAAGGGTGTTGATTTGGGTCTGTTGTTTTTGCGCATCCGTCAATTCAATCTGTGCATTGTCCTGTGCGTTTGTCATCACTTCACGTTTAAATTCAAAATAAATGTTTTTCATGGAATAATCAGTTCCATTTTTATCATTGATTTCCTGAAGAACAATCTTCAGAATCTTCCGCAAGAACTGTTTCAATCTGATTTCCAACTTGTTACACTTTAAATCAAGAAGCGCATATCTTGACTTGATGACTATGTTGGTCACATTTCCATCACCAAGTTGTGCTGAATTGAATCCCATTCCAAATCTATAAATGTTCTTTTCATCAAGTTCCAGCTTTGTCCGTCTTGCATCATAAGGGATGGAAACTGTCTTGAAATCAATGTCACCATCTGATTCAACACCAATGTGTTTCTTGGTCTTCACGTTTTGCATCAGTTCTTCCATGTTGTCACCTTGGAATCCTTTGACCACAACCAAATATTCTGATGCATCCTGAAGATTGTTTGAAAGTCCACAGGACATCAGGTCATAGTCATCAATGATTTCCTTGACAGGCTTCAATGCACTGAACTGTTTCTTGCAATAGTCCAATCTGAAGAATGGAATGAATCCAAAGTTTTCAAAATACACATCATTTCCCTTGGAATAAATCACATGTGGTCTTGGATTCAGTTCAACAGATTCATCCTTCAGGATAGTTCCTTCTTCGTCTTGCACATAGTAGTATGTGTTTTCTTTATCCCAAACCTGAATGCGCTTGATTTTCTTCTGTGACTTATCAATCCTGTCAACATACCAATAGATAACATTTTCAGTGTTGCTGTCTGTGTCTTTCGCACGAACTTCAACAACACCCATTGAATCAGCACATGTGAATGCAAGTCTGTCTTCTTCATTCTTGTACGCATACATGTATTCAAATCCCTTTGACATGCATCCTGTCAACACTTCATACAGTTCAGACAGGAAGTCTTCATCATCAAAGAAATACTTGTTCAGTTCTTCCTGAAGTTCAGGGATGTCCGATTTGATGAAACAATCATCACCTGACAGCATATATTGAACTGATTGGTCAACCAATTCAGTGAAGAACGGATGACTTATCTTGATGTTGCTTCTTGACTTGTCTTCAACCACTTCACCATCACTGTTATAATAGTAAAGTCTATAATTTTTGATGTCATGTTCACCTTCATAATATCTTTGACCAATTCCAGCAAGTCTTTTCTTGTCTGATGCTTTGTCTTCTGATATGAACTGAAGGATTTCCTGTTCAGTTAGCATTTGCACACCTTCCTTTCCCTTAATACATCCACTTGTTCCCAATGATGTCATCTTCCAGCGCATATCTCATGGCATCCATTAAATGGTTGAAGTCATCAATTGGAACATTCAACTTCGTTCCAAACTTGTCCTTGTCCCATGTGTAGTTGCTGATTTCCGTCAAGAAGTTGACACATCTTGGATGAATGATGATTTCCAAGTCCTGAATCCATTGGATTCCATTCTTGATTGAATCTTTTCCCTTCTTTGCACCTTTTATTTTCATTCCCATTGATTTCAGTTCATCAATGGACTTTGGTTCAGCTGAATCACCTGTGAATCTTTCCTTTCCATATCCCATGGAAGTGATGCTTTCCCATATCTTCTTGTTTGATAGTCCCTTCTGATATAGTTCATCCCACACATACAGCTTCTTGTCTTGAATGTTCAGGAACATGATTGGTGAAGCTGTCGGGTCATTTGTATATCCAAAATCAAGACCACATCTTGTCTTGCAATCTTTGACATCCTTCAGGGTGAATTCCTGTTCTTTCCAATTCTCATAAACAAGACCTTCAACAACACCCCATCCACCAAGACCAGCAACAGCATATCTTCTTGGATTGTTCGTTTTCATCCTTTCGAAGACCTGAAGGTCAGCCTTGTCCAAGAATTCATTGCATAGATAGTTTGTGGTCAATGCAAGAATGTCAGGGTCAGGATTGTCAAAGAATCTGTGCTTCAACCAATGGTGTTCATTCCAAGGGTTGAAGGTCAATGTCCACATCTTCCACAATCCATTGAATTCTTCGGGGATTTCACCCCTGATTGATTCATCAAGTGTGTCAAAATCCGCTTCAGACATGATTTCATAGGCTTCTTCAATCCATCCCCAGCACAAAACACCATATTCAACAGTGATGGATGTAACCTTCAAAGGGTCATCAAGACCCCTGAAATATATCTTTTGACCTGTCGGTTTATATGTCATTTCAAGTGGTGATTCTTTGACATCCCACCAAGCATCAACCCCAAGTCTGTGAATTGCCCATTTTAATTCAGTAAAACAGGAATCCTTCAATGTTCTGAAGGTCTTTCTGATGACCAACAGGTTTGCCCCCTTATATTTCATCATGTTCACTATGAACCACAAGGCTGTGGTCTTTGATTTCTTGGAAGCACGACTTCCCTTGACCACCCTATATCTTCCCTTATAATTCCAAAAGGTCTTGTACCCTTTCCCGACTACTTCAGGAAGGAAGACCTTCTTCACTTGCTGATTGTCCATCTTCCAGCACATCCTTCCTTAATCTGTTACACTGTCGCTGTTCACACCTGTGGGTGTCAATCAGACCATCTGACAACCATCCACCATGCCATTCACAGAATGCCCTTGGATAATGTGTCAGGTTCCCATCAATCAATTCATACAGTTCAGGCTGATATTGTGGTCTGTCCTTCAACCTTTCCTTTCTTCGCTTCTGTTGTTCCTTCATCTTGCCCCTGTGTTTAGTCTTCAAGGGATTCACCCCCTGAAATAACCACAGGAACCACACCTTCCACAGACACCTTGTCCACAAATGCACCTTGCATCTTCGCAAGGGTGTTGATTGCTGACACAATGTCCTTGATGGATGATGTTTTCTTCTTTGTCACAGCTTCGGAAACACCATCACCACAGCCTTCCACAACAATCACTTCTTCTTCCATGCCCTGTCTAATTATCTTGGTCAAAGTTTCTTGCATTTCCTGAACATCAGCAATGTTGTCATTCTTGGCTTTCTCATATAATTCATGAAGTCGCTTCTGTACCTTTTCATTTTTTAGTAATCGACAAGCGGATGTGTCTAGTGTGTTATCCTTTGCACGTTTGTATCCAGCATTGATATATGCCTGTCGACTATTTCCACATTTAGCATATTCAATACAGAATTTTTCCTGTCTTGGTGTTAAACCTTCCACATATATCACCACCTTCCCTTTTTGATTTTATAAAAAATAGGGAAGATGCTGAAAGGGTGACATCTTCCCCACTAAAAAAGCACCCGACAGAACACACTTGTTCTGCCTGATGCCTTTTTATACCTTATCACAGTTTATATAGTATCATAGATACTATATGAATTAAAATGAACTGTGCATCAACTTCTTATTCAGCTTCAAGACCCATCTGACAGACAAATCCATTTCTTCAGCAATCTGTTCAAATGTTTCGTAATTGAAATAACGTTTGTATGCTAACTGAACAAGCAATGGATTGTCTAACTTATCAATCAAGGACATGCATTCTTTCTTGACATTCATGAAGTTCCTGATGTCTTCCTTCAGTTCATTCTGTAAATCAACAATCTGTGACACTGTATCACCTAGTTTGTCACCTGAACCTGAAGATTGAACCCTGTCCCCTTCAGAACATTCATTGACCTTTGTTGCTAGTGCACGCAATCTTTCGATTTCAGCAATCTTTTCATTTATCAAAATTTCACATTTTCTTATGTTTTTTAATCTGTTCACCTTCTGTTCACCTTCTGTTCACGATAAATAAAATCATCCTGAACAGCTGGAAGCCTTGAAAATAAAGGATTTCTTGGACTTCTGTTCACGTTGTTCACGTTGTTCACGTTATTTCTATATTTTATCTTTTTTACTATATAGTATGTATAATATAATGTATTTTCCTAAAAATAGATAAAAAATGATTTTGTTCATGATAACCTGAACAACACCCCATAAACCCAATAAAATCAAGGGTTTCAGCTGTTCACCTTCTGTTCAGGCTGTTCACGATAACCCGAACAACCCGAACATCAACACCACTATCATCACTTATTTTGTGAATGGATTCCAACAATCAGTTCACTGTGTGGAAGCTGTTCAATCCATTCACAGAACTTGTGCCATTCATCCAGCTTGTGGTTCTTGCGTGAATGATAAATGTTTTTCAAGACCTGATAGTTCATCATCACTGTGCGCTTTTGGTTGAAGCTGGAAGGAAGCAATTGAATCATTTCATACCAATGCACCTTGTCCTTGGTCTGAAGGAATTCATCCCTGTCCTTGTTCAATCGGTCAATCACACCCTGAAGGATTGACACACCATGCTTGTTCATGTGGTCAATTGAAAAATCATCCAAGGTCAACTTCTTGGAATGAATCTTGTGCATTGTGGAACAGCTGTTGGCAACTGTCCCAACTTTGTATGTGTCAAATTCTTTCCACCAATACAAGGGTGCTGTGATGTCACACCACACAACAATCATGCGCATGAACTTGGAATGGTCTGTTCCAGCATCACACAGGTTCTTCATCAGGGTCATGTCATTGGAACCAATAATGTATTGGTCAAATGAATCACATTCTGTGAAGTCTTCTGTCGGACAGGTTTGGCAATTAAAATCAGCACACCATCCGCTGTCTGACTTGTCCCAGCTGTTCATTGGATTCCGCATTCCCCTGATGGAATGTTCCCATCCAAACACTTCTGTTTCGTCAATCTGAATCATTTATTCACCCACTTCCCTGATGTTCACTATGTTCTGACATCCACAGTGGTCACAATCAAATGCTTCATAAACCCTTGGTGATTCCGTCAATGCTGTCAATCCCTGTGGTGTTTTTCGTATTTCATAACGTTTTGACTTGTTCATGTTCAGTGGTTTCCCACAAACTGTGCATTTTTTCATCTTCAATCCCCCTTGTATTTTTCTTTCTTGAACTTGTAAATGTCAGGAATGATGGAATCATCCAACAGGTCAATTTCTTCTGTCCACTGAAGGTGACCACAGGCTTTGCACTTTCGTCTTCGATATATCACATCATCCTGTTTGATGGTGTCAATGACACCTGTTTTGGAACCACACTTCATGCACACCATCAGATGTCACCCTTCTTTCTGTGAAGGGACTTTTCAACTTCAAATCCATTTGGAAAACGTGCAAGAAGTTTGTCAACGTTCAATTGCATGATTTCTTCCAATTCCCATCCACAGGCTGTGCAATATTCCGCAACAAACCACAGAAGGTCACCAAGTTCCTTCTTTCTGTGTTCATCAGATTCTTCAAGGTGTCCTTGATAACGTTTCTGATAAATAGAATGTAGTTCCCCGATTTCACCAACTATCCCATGAAGTGCATGGAATTCCATGTCAGCTGGTTCCATGTTCTGACCAATGGTTCTTGATGCTAACTTTTGATATTCATTCGCTGTCATGTGCTTCAGATGTTCACGAATTGCAACAGCCACATCTGTTCCACCTGTTCCCTTTTCCAAATGTTCTAAAATCTCATTTCTGTTCATTTTTGTCATTTTCCTTTCAATTTTCTTCATTTTTTACATAAATTCCTGTCAATTTTCCATCAATTCTGATTCTTTTTGTGACAAAATTGCATCTTTTACATAATTCTTTGCTGAAATTTTGCAATGTCATTTCACTGAATCCATTTTCGATACAGAACACCCGATACATTGCATGAACACTTTTTGTTGGTTCATTTTCCAAATCTTCAGGGTCATGTTCCTGAAGGAACAACAGGATTGGATTGTTGCTGATTTCATAATCTTCCAATTCCCTCTGAACCTTCTTGGATTCTGTGAAGCTGTTGTTCATCAAGACCCTTCGCAACCCCTGAATTCCAAGCTGGATGATGTATTCCATCACTTCAGCATCCTTCAGTTTGTATGTGATGTAAGGGTCATAATCAGGTGAATCCTTGGTGAACTTCGCATTGAATGGGACAATTACAAGTCTTCGCAAGATTGCTGAACTTCCACCACTTCTGATTCTTGGAAGGTTGTTGGCTGAAAGTAAAATCTTGGCATAAGGTTTGATGAAGAAGATGTTCGGGTCATTCTTGATTTCAGCCTTGACCTGATTTCCTGAAACAATTTTCTTGAAGTTTGCAACCGCTTTTCCCTGAAGGAAATTGTCTGAAATGTCATCACCAATGTTCGCAAGCACACCACCCAAGGTTGCAATTGAAAATCTTTCATCAAGTTCTTCCAAATCAAGTGCTGAATAATTCTTTCCACCAAGAACATTCTTGACCATATCAAGGAAGGTTGATTTTCCATTTGCACCTTCACCTGTCAGGATGAATGCTTTTGACATTTCATTTCTTCTGTAAAAGCAATAACCAATGCATTCTTCCAGCAATGCCCTGATTCCTGAATCATTGCATGACAGCTTGGTCAAGGTGTCATCACCTATTTCAGAATATGCTTCAGGATTGAAGTCCCAAGGAATCTTGTTGGTCATCACAATGTCAGGATTGAATGGAAGCATTTCACCTGTTGTCAGGTCATAGATTCCATTGTTGAATGCAATGAACTTGGCATCAGCTGGTTCACTGTTCTGTGGACAGGTAATTTCCAAGTATTTCAAAACTTCGCTTCTTTGTGCATCCTTCAGTGCTGGAATGTATTTGACCATCTGAAGTTCAATTTCCCTTCTTCCTGATACATAAATCCCATCCCTGTAAATGTGCAACTGACCATTGATTCTTTTGATGTGGTCATTGTTTTTCAGGAACAATGCAAAATTGTTGTGAAGGAACTTCTTCCCTTCAAAGAATGTTTCTTCGGGAAATGCATCATCCCTTGTGATTCTGTCAATGTCTTCTTCTGTCAAAGAATCCTTCAAGATGTACTTGTTTATTATCCTGATGCATTCCCTTGATTCATCCTTGCTGAATCCATTGTTGGTCAATGTCAGGATGTAGGAATACAATGATGAATCCCTTCCTTCACCTTCTTCCATGTTGAAGAAGTCAACCTTGGTTGATATTGGAAGCAACCACTTTGGAAGTTTGGTTTGATATTCTTCCCCTTCGTTGATGTCATAGATGATTTCCCTGACCTTCCCATCAACTTTTAATGCGTGATAATTTCCAGCTGTCTTGATGTCAGCTGTCAATCCACATGCAAGTTTGACATGGGTCTTGCATCTTAATTTTTCGTCACACAGGAACATGAAGTGCATTCCATGTGTGGTCTGATACACCTGACAATCAAGTTGAAGGTCTTCAACTATGTCCATCAAGATGTCAGCCTGTTCCATGTCATCAATGTCAATCATGACCACCCCATCATCAATGATTCCACCATAGGACTTGAAATCCTTCACCTGTTCAAAGGTCTTCAAAGGGACATTCTTGAACTTTTCTGATGCACCCTTTCCGTTTCCCTTTACAAATCCTTTGTGCACCTTAATCACCCCTTTCTGTGCTTCAAGGGACTATTGTTGTCAATCCGCAATGAACACCTTCTTTTTTTCATTTCATCTTTCAACTTAATCATCTTTGATGCTTCATATCTTTCTTTATATACTTTTTGTCGCTGTGATTTGAATTCCAAGTACTTTTCACAGTGTTCATGGAATGAACCACAGCCTTGATTTTCACATGTTCCGCATGGACATTTCATTTTTACATCACCCCAAAATCTTTCAATCTTTTGTTTGCTAGGTCTATGTACCATTGCTTGTCTAATTTTGATGGACATTTAACACCATTCACAGAAGCATTCCACAGGAAGCTGTGAACAGGTGTATTTTCAATCTTCGCTGGTCTTCCTGTTGTTGCGTGAACTTTGGTCAACCCACCATCACTTGAATCCTTTGAAGCAAATACCCTGATGCACTTTTCCTTGATGGGTTTACCACCATGAAGGATGCACTTATACTTGGATGATGCTTTCTTCACCATTTGGAATTCCTTCAGGTCATCACATTCCATGATGGTCTTTTCGACAGGAATCCCATTCATCATTGCATCAATCAATGCCTTGTTGATAATAGGAAGGTCATAATCAAGATTTGAAAGTTCCTTCACATACGCACCTTTTCTTTCCAGCTTGCCATTTGCGAACTTGAACACATAATTGTTGACATCCTTCTGATGGATTTCAAGGATTTCATCAAATTCAAGTTCCATGTTGCATCTTTCTTCCCATTCAGCACAGATGTCATCCATCTGTTCAAATGCTTCATCTGTGTCAGGAAGCGACACAATCAAACCATCTGTGTTGGATTGAATCAGTTCAAATCCATCAATGACTTCAAGGTGTTCAATCAGGTCAACCAACATCAGCTGACCATTCAAACAAATCAGATTGGCATTCCTTGGGTCATAGGCTGGTGACTTTTCAGCCTTGCAAATTCCAAAACCAGCATTGAGGACAACTTTTAGTGGAGCTTGTTCCTTTTTCTTTCCCTCAGGCTTACGCA